TGAACGTCTGTCCTATGTTTATAGTAGATATCATGGTTACCAATCAGTATAACAATACTAAAGTCTGATAATATGTCTAATATATCAGCAGATACCTGCAGTGTATTGACAGATATCTCACTTCGATTGTGATGCCAGTCACCGCAAAAAATAATATCAGTTATACCCTTTGCTTTTAATTCTTTTGTAAGCCAATTAGCCCATTCGACAGATATTTCATGCCATCTTGGACTATTTGTGTGTACACCTAAATGCAGATCTGATATAACTGCTACTTTACTCTGATTAATCTTCATTGTAGTAGTCGTCATCGTCGCTTTTTGTAGGTGATACATAAACAAGGTTGTTACATGTCTTAGGATCACTCATAATTTCAGCATAAACTCGTTCACGGTAATTCTTTTCCGCTTCATGATGACGTTTTTCTTTTTTAATACGGTTAACAAATGCGTTATATGCAATAGTAGTAAAATATGAGAATGGATTGCACTCATCTTCACCACCTCTTTCAGTTCGCTTATCAAAGCTATACTTTTTTCGCTTAAGAGCTGAGTACATTTTAATAAGAGCATCGCCTATCATCTCTTCTTTGTATGTATAGTTGATAAAAGAGCTACTATAACTCAGACCATAAGCGATCTTATTAATGTTTTCAGCTAGATCATCAGTAAGATTGTCGGATTCGTAAAATGTTCTAAGAGATCTACTAAACACCTTTGGGTCAACATAGTACTTCTCCTTATCTTTATTTTTAGCCATACGCCTATTATATTTTAGTGTATAGCTTAATCAAGTTAATTTTATACTCTTTTCAATAAACTTGATATGTTCTTTCTTGTATATATCTTTTCGCTTATCGCTATGTGATCTACCATACTCCAACTCATCTCGAATGTCGTATATGTTGAGTAATGACTTACTTTCGTGTAATCTCAGTCCACGACCTATAGATTGTACAGTTCTAATAAAGGATTTACCACCACTGGCAAAAATAATATTGTGGATGTTCTTAATATTGACACCTGTCGAGAAGATAGCACTGATAGCTATACATACAACATTGTCTGATGTCTCCATTATCTGTTTAATCTTATCTCTATCTGCTACTTCCATTGAGCCAGATATAAAAAAGACAGCTTTTGTTGTATCTTTACTTAAGGTCTCATATAAAACCTCGCCGTGTACAATCTGATTGACAAGAATAAGAGTGTTGTTAGTGAGTTTATTACACAACTTGTATAATAAAGTGTTTCTTTGCTCGTTATTAGTAATAAATTCCAGTTCATCTCTATACTTACTATCTGTTAACTTAGGAACATGTGCATTGTAATGCAATCCTAGTATATTTATCTCTACATTTGTTAAGAACTTCTCTTCACGAAGCTCTACACTCGGTTTTTCATACAATACAGGTCCAAATTTACCATATAATGACCAAACTTCGAGCTTATCTTGTGGTAGTGTACCTGTAAAACCGAATTTTCTGTGTGTTTTAACCTTAGAAACAATTTTACTAAGCTCATTTCCGTGTTTAGCCTTGTGTACTTCATCAACAACCAGTAGATCTACATACTTTACCCACTCTTCTGTGTCGAATCTACTACATAATACACCAGTATTACATATAATTACATTAGAATTCATGTCTGGAGTGTCAGATCCTGTCCATTTCGTCGTAGAATAGGTGATTCCATACAAATTTAACTCATCATACGTCTGTTTTACCAGTCCTAAGTCGGGAACTACCAATAAACACTTAAAAGTCACTGGATTTGCACAGTTTCTGTAGAAATTCTCAATTAAAGACGCAGTTGTTAGTGTTTTTCCTGCACCTGTACCAAGAATACACAGGCCTCTACCTACTTTTAGTGAGTTTTTCACTGTTTCATACTGATAATCACGTAATTCGTACGTCAAACCAGTAAAAACCTCACCAATACCAGGTGTTTCAAGGGCTTTTTGTAGTGTTTCACTCAAAATCACAGGTATATTGATAGATTTTGCAATAAGAAACTGTCTAATCTGCCAATATAACCCTAGATCACACTGTCCAGTAGGTGTAATGATGTACTTTCTACTAGCAATATGACGATATCTACGTCTTACAAAGGCTGGTACCTCGTTTGGTACTGAAAAATACTCACGAATCTGCGAAAATACATCACTATCTCCTTTGATGAGAAGCTTCTGTGTACTCTTATTGTAGTCTAATTCTATCAAAGCTGTTCAAGTTTTTGAATTTCAATGATATTTTTAATATCCCAACCCACTTGGTTTAGTACTGATGTAGCTTTATCAAGATACTCAATAATGAACTCATATTCTTTGATCTGATCGTTCAATGAACCAATCTCATTTGATGATTCAGCAGCTATTTCTGCAGATTGTTGCGTTAATTTAATAGGTGCTTCCTGTTGAAGACGTTTAACTATTTGTTTTTTAAGCGCTTTTTTCTGTTTTTGTAATGAATGTAGTTCAATTTTTGCATCAATTAGACGAGCAGCCCAGAAATGTTTACGAGCCGGTAAACGTAATTGTACTTCTTTAATGTTAAAATCATTAATAACGAGGTCATTACCAATCTCCTCTTTATATTTTTTAATCAAATCCACGATGTAATTATAACTATTGTTTCACATTAATCAACTGTAGTGTTGTATACTATAATTTGTTGCATAAATAAAATTATAATGAGTAAGCACAGAACATTTAAGCAATTTTACGAAGATATAACTGTATCTGATGCACTTGGAGGATCACCAGGATCAACTGATAGTATATCTGGATCAGATTTTTATGCACCAGGCGATTCACGCGTACCAAAATTATTAGGTGTAACATCGCGTAGAGGTAAGGTCGGACGTAAATCTAAAAGAAAACATAAAAATAAAACGAAATAATATTATGTCGTCTTTCTTTATCTCTTAATCCTCAGATTTATTTACTCTATTGTTTCAAAAGTCAACTGTATATGGAAAAAAATTTCGGTCATTGGTCACTTTCACTTGAGTCACATCAAAATCTTGATAAGCCTTATGGATTTATCTACCTTATAACAAATAATTTAACAGGTAAAAAGTATATTGGTAAAAAGCAATGTCTAACAATCCTTAAACGTAAGCCATTAAAAGGTAAAAAGAACAAAAGACACGAAGAAAAAGAGACAGATTGGAAGGATTATACATCATCTTGCAGAGAGTTAAATGAAGATATTGTTACTCATGGTAAAGCTAACTTTACATTTGAAATATTGAAGTGGTGTGAATCAAAATTTGATTTAGCTTACAGTGAGATTAAAATGCAAATTGAAAGAGAGGTTCTGTTTAATGAACAATACTACAATGGCATTATCAACATTAGGGTCTCAAGACCAAAACACAGACCTTCGACACTGTAGACCTATTGATCTCAATAAAATAATTGATGATTCTATTACACAAACGTATTATCAGTGTGATTTAATAGGTGTACCTTATGATCTAACAGTGAAAGATGTTGAGAGTCTGTTCTATCATAACGTTATAGTTCATTATCTAGAACAAAAAAAGTTAAATATTCACTGTCAAATAGAGTATATTTTTAAAAAAAGACTGGTTAGTAAGGATATTTTACCTTATATTCAGAAAGTTTTTAAAATTTTATGTATTAGCAAGGTATTAAAACCTAAAAATTTTATAAAAAAGCTAAAAGACTTTGCTAAGAGCTATAATCTAAAGTATGTCGATGAACATGTTTTGACTGATTGTATGAATAAACTTGCACTGTTGAAATAAATACACATATGAGTAAATTTCTCAAGATTCTAGAGCAAGTAGATCCACAAAATTCAGATAGACAGGAGATGGTACATAAACTTGCGGAGCTTTTAAACTTAATTAACAGCGTTGATGTAAGTACAGATGGTGATATGATTACTATCACTGTAGACAATACACCTATCAAGCTTGCTATTATCGATGACACAGATGAAGAAGAAGCTGAGGATATTTCATATTCAATTGATAAAGGAGTTGAAGGACTTGCTTCAAAGCCAAATTTCGGTGGTAGATTTAACTCGTTCAGCAGTGCAGGTAAAGCTAAAGCAGCGGTCAAAAAAAGAGAGGATGTAGCTTCAAAAGCTATTGATAAGTATAACGCTATGACACTTAATTTAGCTAATGCTATTAGTAAGTTTGATTCAGGATCAATGAATTACAATGTAACCCGATAATTATGAAAAAGACAAATAAAATTTTCGAACAATATTTTAAGCTGTTAAACGAACAGGAGCCAGGTGAAGATCCTAACGCAGCTGCAATGGCTGAGCCACCAGCTGCTGCACCTGTAATGCCTGAAAATCAAAAGTATATGATCAAAATATTGACTCATGCTTTTATTTTTAATCCAACGCTGTTCAGTCGCGAGACTCAGCAAACTATTGCTAACGATATACAACGTCTATCAAAGTCTGTTAATGTGCCTATCTCTAAAATAGTTGCTGATATTACTAATATTATATGTATTGATAACAGCTTATGCAGAGAGCTTAAAAATAATCAACCATCTCTTAAGACAGAATCAAAGACGATTAAGTTTATTAATAAGTTGATGGTATTACTTGAGCAACCAGCAGATGCTACAGAACCTCAACAAGATACGCAAGAGCAACCTACTGCTCCGGTAGAAGGTGAAGCTCCAGTTCCTGCAAAAAAATCAGAATTGTCTCTAGAAGAAATCTTCCCGCTTTATAAAGAACTTATACTTAAAGCATTAGCGCATAAACCAACTGACGAAGAGCTTATGATGCTCAAACCTGTAGTTGATGAGTTTACCGAAGTTGAGCCTACAAAGATTGAGAACTTTATTGCAAAAACACTAAATCAATCTCTTGAAGATAGCGAACTTGAGGATAATCTGGAAGAACTCGACTCCCCAACAGAAGAACCAGAAATTGATTTAAAAGATGTCTAATAGAGAACTAAGCAAATTATACAAAGAAACTGTAGCGCCTATCGGGCACCTCGCAGAAAGCAGACACCTTGTAAAAGGATATAATGAAAGTGTTTCATTATATCAGAAGAAAGGTGATGACTATGAATTAGTAGGTGATATTGACGATGAGTTTTATAATGATACACTTAAAAAATATATCAAACTCGGTTCTACTAATTCAATTGGAACAAGAAAGATCATTCAAACAGTTCTTAAGAAAAATAATGGAGCTACTTCTGATAATTTAAATACGTTTCAAAGCTATGTAGAAGACGGTGGGTTTCTTATAGACGAAGATACGCTAAAAAAAGGAGAAGAATTCATTCTCAAGTGTATTGAAAATAACGAAGGCATTATGCTTGATAGTTTTATTGAAGAAATCTATGGCGATAATGTAAATGTAAATAATAAGTATTTTAAAGAAGCGTGGGCTACTAGTCCTGCTGCTGCTGTAATGGGTAGAGCTGGTTCAGGCGAATTGTTTTTAGCGTTTTTCTGCAACGGTGTCAAGCCGCAAAAAGGAGACTTACGAGTAGGTAGCGAAGATATAGAATTAAAGGGCTATAATGGAAGACTGTATAAGAGTGGAAAGATTGATCCTGTGGAAGCATTAAACGAACTGGCTGATGGTGACTTCAAAAATGACGTGGAGTTATTGGGTGGTGTAGCTGATACAGTAGGTAAGCTGTCAGGCACGGACAAGTACAATAGTGAGGTCCAAGCTCTTATAAGTACAGAAGATATAAAAAACGAAGTTGTAGAAAATTACATTTACTTTAAACGAAAGGGTAAATTCCCATCACTTAGTATTATTGTAAAAATAGCAGGCGTGGTTCAACTGTTAGCGTATAAAGAAGCGCAAAAATTTGATTCGATGATTGCATTTAATGATAAACTAGGAGGTAATAATATCTGGATGCAGTTTATTAATTTTAAAGATCTATCAAATATAGAAGATGTGTGGAACCGTATAAATAATCTTCCAAGTAGTATACGAACTGCAGTAAGAACTGATGGATTTGGCTTTTCACTACAAGCTAATGTGGATAAAGATTCAAATATGGTTCGTAGGTCAGCGCAGGATGTTGAGAGAGATCTTAAAAAGCAGCGTATTTCAGCGGGTAAAGTAGATACAAAAGATATAAAAGTAGGTTCGCTTCTTTCTGATGTATAAACATAAATAACAAATATAATGATAAATTTTAAAACATATTTTAGAATGTTGTTAGAGGGCGGTCAAGCGGCTGACAATTTAGTTAACGGTTTAATTGCAGCAACAGGTAATCAGAAACTAAAATATGCACGCGCTACAGTGTCACCTACAGTGCTAGACGAGGTACAAAGTCTGTTATCTATCTTAAGAAAAAACAGATTTATTGATGCAAAAGAACCGTCTTATGTTCTAGGCAGTAGCAGATTGTTTGCGATTAAGGCTGGTCTTATGGCTCCCGAGCCTAATGAGATTGAAACTCCAGAAATAATCGACAAAGCACTTCAAAATAAAAAGGATTTCGGTGACATCGATCTCGATGTACATTATACGCAAGGTGTTAGTGCATCTGATATAGCTAAATTCTTAAATAGCGAATTTACAGGTAAGTATGCAGCTGCTGCAGCTGGTGGAGAAGCTAATGTCGCTGTAGTTGTTGGTGATTCAAGTCAGGTCATTCAGATTGATATTGTCGATATGTCAGAGAAGGAAGATTTCCTTAAATTTACACAGTTTTCTAGCTTTGCAGATATTGCTGCAGGTGTTAAAGGTGTAGTTAGAGATCTTCTAATTAGAGGTATAACTTCATCAACACCGATTGATAACAAGAAGATGGAGAATCTTAGATCATTGATTCAAAACACCGAACAATACAAAAAGTTTGTTGAGAAACATGGTAAAAAAGGCGATGTTACTTTCAAGATAAGATACACATTAGGTGGTAGCGGTCTTGCATATAAAATTGCATGGATGGTTGATGGTAAGGAGAAAGGTTATAGCAGCGGAGGTGTTCAATACGATCAACTTCAAAGATTTGTTACTGACGGCGAAGCAATCAATGTAGATTATAACGAATTACAAATTATTGCTAACATCCTTGGATTTAAAACACCTGAACACATGAAGCATGTTGTTGAGATGGCTAAACTAATTTCAACATTCGATCAAACAAGAAAACAAGAGATCTGGGATAACCTTATTAAGAATATTAAAACAAAAATACCTGACCCTTCTAGAGGTAGAAATGTAGGTCAGATGTCTCTTGATGATGCGAAATCTGCTCTTAATTACCTATTACCATTCTTTGGCAATGTAACTAATAAGGACATTGACGGATTGTTTACTAAAACAGCAGATGATATTTTAAGTGAAGCTGTAAAGATGGTTGCTATCCCTCACATCGATCAGATGACACCTAAAGATTTCTGTAATCTGTTTAGCAGCGATGCATGGGAGGTATCTGAAAAGTACGACGGTTCAAATGTATCTTTTGGTTTAGATGAGAACAATAATCTGTATGTTAAATCAAAACGCGGTAACCCTATTACAGATGCAAATGAATTCTTTCGATTAGCAAAGGATCTCGAAAACGATGTATTCGAGAGTTTTGGTAACTTTTTAAATTCTCTTAATAAGAGCAATATAAAGGAAGTGTTAATGAGTCTACAAGAAAGACTAAACGCACCTATTCAAATTTTTGGTGAGTTGTTCGGCAAAGCACATATGAATGTTATTGAATACTCACCGGAGCTTATTGGTAATGGAGCTGTAGTTCTCTTTGGTGCTGTAAAACAAACAACCAGTAAAGGTGAGGATATAACTACCTCAAAACTAGGTAAAGATATCTTATCACAAGTTGCTGAAACAATAAATGATACGAGTTCTTGGAAGGCTTATACTAAGAAGCCTGTAGAGCTTAAAATTAAGGATATTATTAAGAAGCAAATCACTAGAGTATGTTCGACAGAAAATATGGCTGCTATGGCTTCGAGAAAGAGAACAGGTGATGAAGCTATACTAAAGGCTAAAGCTGTAAAAGAGTTTGAGCGACTTAAGAGCTTAGTTAAGAGAAATTTACTATCAAGTATTAGAAGCATTCCATCTTCTTTAGGTGCTAAAGAAATTGAAGGTACTATCATTAGAAATATGGAGACAGGCGCTATTGCTAAATTAGTAGACCTCGAAGACTTTGGTCGTCGTAGAGTTGAACAATGGGCAGGTGTTGATGCATTGAAAGAATATAGAAAGAGTCTATACAATGAGCTTAAGAATAATATTCTTAAAAACGCTGACATCTTTATTCTTACTGATAAGCAAATGCAAAAGCTTACTGATGCTATCGAAACACGTGGCTCTAAGTTTAAGACTCTAGACGAAATGTTAGATGTATTCTACGGTGATGCAGCTAGCGAAGTTGAGTTCTTAGAATCTAAGAAGATGGTAGCAGCTCTTACGTCTACGCTTAAAGAATATAAGTTAGATATTGAGAGAGCTCTATTTCAGATCGATGATCAAGATACTAAAGCTAAAACTGATACACAAAACGCTATTAACGCTGAGAAATCTCGTATCGACAGTTTCATTAAGACTCTAGAAAATAGATTACATAATAATGAAAATCCTTACTTGTCAGTAATAAGCTTTGTTTTAAGTCCTAAGTTTATCGATGAGCTTAAAACAAAATTCTTAAAAGCTGCAACAGCACAATAACACTGACCGTGTAGCATAAATAAGTGTATGAGGCATACACTTTATGATATAGCAAGGGCATATAGTACCATACGCGAGGCCGCTATGCCGGTCATGGTTACTACTAATGTCCCTGCTGATCACTTAGAATTTGAAGGCGGTTATAGTGAAGATGAAACAGATGAGACTGGCGAATGCGAGTCTTCTGACATCGAAATGGCATTAAATCAGCTTCGTAAAATTAGCGAAGTAGCGCCTGAATTACTTTCTATTCTCGAGCATAAATCTGATCTCGATGGATGGGCTTTAATTAAATTAGCCAAAGCTGCAGACTATGTCAGTGGTGTTCATGACTACTACAAATACAAGGATGATTGCGGCTGCCAAGATGCTGAGCAAGATGATGATCATTCAATAATGTTCCAAGTCGGTTATGAGAATCTCTAAGATGTCATTCAAAAAGTTTTACGAAGCAACCGTAATTGGTCTCATAGAAGAGATTGATATTGCAGGTATTGGCAAAATTGCAGCAAAAGTAGATAGCGGTAATTCAGCTCACCCTGTAATTCATGGGACTGATATCACACGTCAAGGAGACAAGATTCTATTTACTACAGTAGGAGGCAAACGTCTTATTAAAGATATTGCAGATACTATTAATATTAATATCGGTGGCGGACATGTCGAAGAAAGATATGTTGTTACTTTCAGAGTTAAATTTGCTGGTCAGGAATTCGACAATGTAGCTTTTAGCGTCGGAAACAGAGAGACCAATGAATACAAAGTACTCATTGGTCGTGACTTTATCAGACAGCTTGATG